ACGAGGATATTGCGCTAACGGTAGGGAAGCTGCGCGTTGAGCTTGAAGCAGAAAAACAGATGGCAAAGGTTCTATTTATGGAAAATGCTCGGCTTAAGTCAGGCATAGCCGGTCTGATACACCTCGGTATTCGATATGCAGATGTTGAGGTCATGAAAATTGCTGGAGATGCCCAGCTTTCTACTCCATGCACTGACAGCATCATAAACAGCATTGCAACAGGCATTCGCATCAACGGAGGTGAGTAGTGCGTGTGGCATGTATCGGCTTGTTACCGTACCCGACTCGTTTTTGGGCTTCTGCGCTAATTGCAAAGCCACATGTCCTGATGGCTGACAACATCATCCCGGCACCAAAGCGCCGCCATACCGGTATTGCAGCGGCACGACGAGCAGCAAAGAGACGCAGGAGAGCAAAGCGATGAAAAACCGTAAGGCAAAACGACTTTTTTTACAGCGACCTGTGCGTGTGGTGGAGCTGGTTATTAGCAACCATAAGATAGCGGTACTCCATCCATTTGGTCAGGTGGCTTTTGCCGCAAAGCGTAAGCCTACTGCGTCACAGAACAGGCGGAAGAAAGGGTACGCTGTAAGATGAAAAACCGTAAAGCAAAGATTCTGTTAGTTCGTAGAAACGCTCCTGGCGTCTGGCAGTGGGTGAGACTCAGCAACCGACGGATGGGGTTGATGAAATATTACGGGATGATGGATTGTGGTTTTTGCAAAAAGCCCAGCGCGGCGCAAAACCGCTGGAAAAACCACTTGCGCACTAAAGGAGAGTGATATGGCGTTAACACACCGCGAACTCTGTCAGATTGCGTATAAGTTCCTTAAGCGCAACGGGTTCAAGGTTTGTTTTCATGACCGCTTTATAGCTGTAACCAGTACCGGAGAACAGCCAGATGCTATGGGATTCAGAAATTCAGCATCATGCCTGATAGAGGCGAAGTGTTCTCGTGCTGACTTGTTGGCAGATAGAAAAAAGCGTTTTCGTAAAAATCCATCTCTTGGAATGGGCGACTGGCGATTCTTTATTAGTGAGCCGGGAATTATTTCAGTTGAGGATTTACCACCTGGCTGGGGATTACTTCACGTTGTTAACGGAAGAGTACGGAAAGTACATGGGTGGCCCAAGGGTAATTGCTGTTGGGGTAATCCTGACGATAAGCCATTTACTGGAAATAAGCAGGTTGAATGCGATTACATGTTATCTGCATTAAGGCGCATGGAGTTGAGAGGGCACCTTAATGAAATATATGACGGTGTAATTGTTAATAAGAAAGAAGGAAACGCGGCATGATCACTATTACCAATAAGAAACAGTATCCCAGCGAGCAATATCTTAATGAGCTGATCACCAACATAGAGTTTGCTGCAAGGGCACCAGTTGAAGTCGTGAGAGCAATGGCAGCAGAGCTACAGAAGCGGCGCGAAGCTGATAGCGCAGAACCAGTTGCTTATATTTTCAAACATCCGGCCGGGAAATTATTCTGGGCTTTAACGGATGAAAGTAATAAAGAGCAAGCGGACGTTATTCCTGTTTATGCCGCCCCTCCAGTGCCAGTAGTACCTGAAGAAAAACCAATGCCTAACCCTCTTAAAATGTACGCGGTCGATGCTGTTGCCGCTATTGCAGAGGTGAGAGGCTGGAACGCCTGCCGCGCCGCCATGCTTCAGGCCGAACCTGTAAGTAATAGTGATGAGTTACCGCTGGACTATCTGCAAGGACACAAAGACGGCCTGGAGTGGGCTGCACAATTGGCAGAAGCCAATCATCCGCAAACAGGTGACTGGTTGTACGACGACCCAATCGATCTTGCCAGGGCGATTCGCAAAGGTCCTGATATGCCTACTGTTCAGGCTGGCAACTATCCGGTAACTCCGGATGGTTGGATAAGCTGTAGTGAGCGAATGCCCGCTCAAGATGATTGGATTTTAATTTATTCAAAGCACGGCGAGTATATGGCAGGACAGGTACAAGGGGAATACGTGGAGTTGAGCGACGGCACTTTATCGTGGTTAGGGAACGCCTTGTACTGGATGCCTCTACCGGAACCGCCGCAGGAGGTTAATTGATGGTCTCCTTCGCGAAATATACGATTATTGACTGGATAGCATTCATTCAGGTTTTGCTCATCTGGTTTTATATGGCTTACAGGAGTGGACAGTGGATTGTCAGTGTAGCCTGTAGCAATGGATGGCGTTGGTGGAACCGAAAGAATAAAAAAGCGCTGGCCTTGGCTTCGTTTTACGAAGCATTCAATCTTAACAGTCTTCAGCCTGGTTCTGTCGTTGTAGTCACCACTCAAAGCGGCATGACGATACAAATTCACAAGCCAAAGGAGGAAGGTCGTGGCTAACCTGCAACTTGCCGTTAAAGGTGAATACTTCGATGCCATGATTCGCGGAGAGAAAACGGAAGAGTATCGCCTGTGTAATGACTACTGGAATAAGCGAATTATGTTCCGCGAGTATGACCGCCTGATTATCACAAAGGGATATCCGAAGCGCGACGATTCCAGCCGCAGAATTGACGTCCCGTATGACGGATATGAAATCAAGACAATCACACATCCGCACTTCGGCGATAAACCGGTAAAGGTGTTCGCTATAAAGGTGAATATTGATGGCTAAATCAGCAGCAGAGCGCAAAGCCGCGCAGCGCGCTCGGCAGTCCGCCGCCGGTGAGCGCAAAATTGAACTGGTGCTGGATAAGCAGGAGCAGGAAATGCTGGCGCGGAACTGCGCCGCCCGGCGCCCTGGTCACGATCCCTATGAAATGGCCGAGTACATCGCGCTGCTGATCCGCCAGGATGATGCACGTGTGCGCGGGCGTATAAAATCGATCAGCAGAAAACTTTGCGGTAAGTGCGGCGAGAGAGTTCCCGTTAATTCATGCCCGTGTAATGGTGACTCGCAATGCTGGGTGACTAAAGGCTGGCATGAAACGAAATTAATAGTGTGACATGTCACGAAGGTGTTATGCCAAAAATACGCTACGACCTTGAAGATATGAGAGATAACTCAGCAAATTTTCCGAAAGAGGTTAAATTTCTCATGCATAAGTATGGTTGCGCCAGGAGGGATATAGTTATCGACAGTCAGCACCCTTGCGGCGAGGATGTAATTTTCATTCGCGGTAAATGGGAAGGGTATCTTGACGAGAGTTTTTACGATGAATTTGATGGACTTTGAATACTGCCGCCAACTATGGCGGCTTTATTTTGCATGGTACTATTACCACAACGGTAACTATTACCACGGTGGTTATGATGCCTGCTGAACCTAAAACCTATAAACGCAAATCAACGCAATTTAAGCCGCTCACAGCAATGCAGGAGGCTTATTGCCAGTCATACATCAAAACGCCTGAAAACCAGACTCAGGCAGCGATTAACGCAGGATTCTCCCCAAATACAGCGGCAGTTAAAGCCAGTGTCATGATGCGCGATGAACGCATTCAAAAACGGATTGCCGAGTTGATGGAGGAGCGCAACAAACGAATGCGCGTCAGTGCTGATTACGTTCTCATGCGCCTGGTGGAGATCGACCAGATGGACGTGATCGACATCCTCAACGACGATGGGAGCCTTAAGCCAATCCGCGAGTGGCCGAAAATCTGGCGCACTACGCTTAGTGGCTTTGATCTGTCATCGACCATCATGAACATGAACGAGGATTCGATAGAGACAATCCTCAAAAAAATTAAATGGCCTGACAAGGTGAAGAACCTCGAACTGATTGGTAAGCACGTCGACGTCAACGCATTCAAAGAACGCCTGGATGTTAATGTGAAAGTGACAATTGCTGATCGCATAGCAGCAGCCAGGAAGCGACTCAAAGAACGTCAGGATGGTAATCAGTGACAGATACAGCGTTATCTCCTGAAGAGCAGTTGATCGAGGATATTGCAGGGTTCACTCACGATCCGCTTGGCTATGCCCTCTATGCGTTCCCATGGGGGGAAGAGGGGACTGAACTGGCACATGCCACCGGCCCACGTCAGTGGCAGGCTGATGCGTTCCGAGAGATACGTGATCACCTGCAGAATCCAGAGACGCGCTATCAGCCGCTTATGCTGGCACGCGCTTCTGGTCACGGTATTGGTAAATCCGCATTCATCTCAATGCTGATCAACTGGGGCATGTCCACTTGCGAGGATTGTAAGGTCGTGGTGACCGCCAACACCGACAACCAGCTACGAACGAAGACCTGGCCGGAAATTATCAAGTGGTCGAACCTTGCTATCACGAAAGACTGGTTTACCTGTACCGCTACCGCGATGTACAGCAATGACCTAGGGCACGACAAGCGGTGGCGGGCTGACGCAATACCCTGGTCTGAGCACAACACCGAGGCATTCGCCGGACTACACAACGAGCGCAAACGCATCATCGTGGTGTTTGATGAAGCGTCGAACATTGCGGATCTGGTGTGGGAAGTTGCCGAGGGTGCGCTTACGGACGAAGACACTGAGATTATTTGGGTGGCGTTCGGAAACCCTACACGTAACACCGGGCGTTTTCGCGAATGTTTCCGCAAATATAAATACCGCTGGAAAACTGCGCAGATTGACAGCCGGACGGTGGAAGGCACTAACAAACAGCAGTTGCAGAAATGGGTTGATGACTACGGGGAAGACAGCGACTTCGTTAAAATCCGTGTGCGTGGCATATTCCCTGATGCATCTGAATTGCAGTTTATCCCTACCGGTCTTACTGACGAGGCAATGAAACGGGTGGTAACCGCTGCGCAGGTTGCACATGCTCCGGTGATAATCGGCGTTGACCCGGCATACTCCGGCGTTGATGACGCTGTGATATACCTGCGGCAGGGGCTACACAGTAAGGTGCTGTGGACTGGCAACAAGACTACCGACGATCTGATTATGGCGAAGCGTATCGCTGACTTTGAAGACCAGTATCAGGCTGACGCGGTGTTCATCGACTTCGGTTACGGAACCGGTTTGAAGTCAATCGGTGACGGCTGGGGTCGTACATGGCAACTTGTTCCGTTCGGTGGCGCGTCTACTGACCCGCAGATGCTCAACAAGCGTGGGGAGATGTTCAATTCATGCAAGACATGGCTGAGGCTGGGCGGCATGCTGGATGACCAGGAAACAGCAGACGACCTGTCGGCGGCAGAGTACAAAGTTCGAGTGGACGGTAAAATCGTTATCGAACCGAAGGAAGATATCAAGGAGCGGCTTGGGCGTTCACCGGGTAAAGGCGATGCGCTACTGCTGACGTTTGCGTTCCCTGTGTCTAAGCGTCTGCGAATTCCCGGGCAGCAGAACCAGCAAGGCAAGGCCATCACAGATTACGATCCCTATGCTTAATCCGCTTGAGGGGATAATGTTGTTGATATCCTCTGATGAGGATAAAACAAAGCCAGCTCATAGGCTGGCTGTTTGTGATATGTCACGGTGTTATTGCTCGCTTAACTTCTGCTTCAGCAAGTAACCTTCAAGCATCCAGATTTTGTTTACAGCATTCTGTCGGGCAATCTTCCGACCAATTTCTGCATCAAAGTTTTCCGGGCTTGCACAGGCGCTCTCTCCGGTGACGGTGAAGCCGTTGCGCAGCACCAGGACGCAGAAAGTGAGAAGGTGCAGAGCATCAGGGGTGGCTTCGACATAAGGCTCTGGATTATAAATAAGGTCATCTTCTTTAGCCTGATGATCCCCCTGCGCAGCAGTAAAAAAATGCTCACTGCAAATGAGACCTTCAATTTTCTCAGGAGTTACACGAGGTGCCGTTTTACCTTTCTCAACGATTTCTTTTTCGATTTGCTGGTCGTTCATAATCTCACCTTAAAAAAATGCCCGGCGAACCGGGCGAACTGGAAGCAATGAGTTATGCCTTCCGTGGCTGTACTGGTTTACAGCATGAAGTCATCGCAATGGCGTCCTGCTGTAAAAAGGGCAAGGGCGGTGATAGTCCTTCAAGGGAAACCATCACCGCCAAGCACCTGGAACTTCTGGCATCACGGTCCTTAGGCGTGATTCTGGCGTGGCATGCAGGATTCGAACCTGCGACCAACCGCTTAGAAGGCGGTTGCTCTGTCCAACTGAGCTAATGCCACAACGCTGAGAGCACTTAGCCTGTTAAGGCGCCACACTTTGTCGCGGCTCCATAAATGCTCTCATCGTTGTACCCTCGTCTCTTCCGAGGCGTCACACCGAATCGCCGGGATGGTGAATCCCCGTGCGCGGAATAAAACCGCTCGACTTGCACATTCCGGCTACCTGGTTCGTTTGCCACAGCCAGGGAGGGTGCCCCTTAAACGTATCCAGACCGCTATCGGCGCATGTGCCATACGCCGTACTGCTCAAAATAAAAGCTCACTCCACCTGTTTAATTTAACGACAAGCCAGTCAGGTTAGTAACCAGAATGAGCCCTTTGGTTACCTGAAAGGTAATAATTAACGCGTTAAATGTCAACCTTCTACGATAAATAAATCATATGTGGTTAAATTGGTAATAATTTAATTGCGTACGGAGTCATTGATATGTGCATGGGTAGCTCACCATCAGTGCCTGCAACACCAGAAGTTCAGGCAGCACCACAGGAGCAGGATGCCGCCGTTGTTGATGCCCGCGACGAAGAAACACGTCGCCGTCGCGCTGCTGCTGGTCGTAGTTCTACGCTGCTTACCGGTTCTCAGGGCGACACATCAACCGCTAATACCAGCGGTAAAACGCTGCTTGGTCAGTAACCGGAGTCATTGAAATGGCGGAAACAACTAAAGAGCGATTGAACAAACAGTTCGCACAACTTGAAAGCGAGCGTCAGTCGTTCGAGCCGCACTGGCGCGAGTTGAGTGATTACATCAACCCGCGTGGTTCCCGCTTTCTGACTTCTGAAGTCAACCGTAACGATCGACGCAATACACGCATTATTGATTCGACCGGGACTATGGCGGCGCGCACTCTCGCCAGCGGCATGATGTCAGGCATCACAAGCCCTGCGCGTCCGTGGTTTCGCCTGGCTACGCCAGATCCTGAAATGATGGATTATGGTCCTGTTAAGTTGTGGCTCGAGGCGGTGCAGAACCGCATGAACGATATGTTCAATAAGTCGAATCTCTACCAGTCTCTTCCGCAGTTATACGGAAGCCTCGGCACATACAGCACTGGTGCAATGGCGGTGCTGGAGGATGACGAGGACATCATTCGCACAATGCCATTCCCGATAGGCAGTTACTACCTGGCTAACTCACCTCGTGGCAGTGTGGACACCTGTTTTCGCAAGTTCTCTATGACTGTTCGTCAGCTTGTTCAGGAGTTCGGGCTAAATAACGTCAGCGAATCCGTAAAAAGCATGTGGGAAAGCGGCACCTACGAGAAGTGGATTGAAGTGATGCATTCGGTTTACCCGAACATTGACCGCGATACATCGAAGCTGGATAGCAAGAACAAGCCATTCAAATCGGTTTATTACGAGGTTGGTGGCGATAACGACAAGTTGTTGCGTGAGTCCGGATTCGATGAGTTTCCAATTATGGCTCCGCGCTGGGAAGTTAACGGCGAAGATGTTTATGGATCATCATGCCCGGGTATGCTGGCGCTTGGACCTGTTAAGGCATTGCAGCTTCTCCAGAAGCGCAAGTCGCAGTTGATTGATAAAGCCACCAATCCGCCGATGGTTGCTCCGACTTCCCTCAAGAATCAGCGCGCCTCCCTTCTTCCTGGCGACATCACGTATATCGATCAGATTACTGGTCAGGATGGTTTCAGGCCTGCTTATCTGGTTAACCCCAGTACAGCAGATTTGGTGGCAGACATTCAGGACACTCGTCAAATCATTAACAGCGCCTACTTTGTCGATCTGTTCATGATGTTGCAGAACATCAATACCCGCTCGATGCCTGTGGAAGCGGTGATCGAAATGAAAGAAGAAAAACTTCTGATGTTGGGGCCGGTTCTGGAGCGCCTGAACGACGAATGTCTTAATCCTCTCATTGACCGCTCTTTCTCGATGATGGTGCGTAAAAACATGCTGCCGCCACCGCCAGACGTGATGGAAGGTATGCCCCTGAAGGTCGAATACATTTCCGTCATGGCTCAGGCGCAGAAGTCTATCGGCCTGTCCAGTCTGGCGTCCACGGTTAACTTCATTGGTCAACTTGCGCAAGCGAAACCAGAAGCTCTCGACAAACTCAACGTTGATCAGGCGATCGATGCATTCGCTGATATGTCCGGAGTGTCTCCAACCGTCATTGTTCCGCAGGAACAGGTTGAGCAGGCTCGCCAGCAACGGGCACAGCAACAACAGCAGCAACAAATGATGGCGATGGGGATGGCGGCGGCACAGGGTGCCAAGACGCTAAGCGAAGCTAAAACTTCGGATCCGAGTGTTTTGTCAGCTATGGCGAATGCAGTTAGTGGTCAGGGTGGGCAATCACAATGACAGATTACGAAGACGATCAACTGAAAGAAGAAAACGCCCGTAAGCAACGTGACATGGCACAGCGTGAAATTGATGACATTCGCTTTGTCATGAGCAGTGAACAGGGGCGTCGCGTTGTCTGGTCGGTGCTGGAGAAAGGCCGGGTGTTTTCCGCTATCTCTCCGATGGATGCTATGGCAATGGCATTTAATGAGGGGCAACGCAATCTGGCGCTGGAACTGTTTCAGCGCGTTATGGCGCATTGCCCTGAACAGTATTTGAAGATGGCCAAAGAGGCCAGTGAACAGGAGTGATCATGAATTTATTTGAGCGTTTGCTGTATCGCCGTCTTTGCAATGAGCAACCAGTCGATGGTGGAGCAGCTCCGGCTGCGTCAGAACCGTCAGCGCCTGCAGGTGATAACCCTGCTCCAGTTGGTGATCCATCACAACAGGAAGGTGATAAGCCACAACCTGTTGCTGATGGCGATAAACCTGCTGATGACAAAAAGCCTGAAAACGATAAGCAGGATGAAAAAAAGGACGGCGATAAACCAGAGGGTGCGCCTGAGAAGTACGAGTTTCAGGCAGCCGAAGGCGTAGAGCTGGATACAGAAGCGTTGAAGGAATTCGAGCCGGTGGCGCGAGAACTTAACCTGACCAACGAGCAAGCGCAAAAGCTGGTTGATGCTTATCCGAAGATTCTGGCAGGTGTTCAGCAGCGCCAGGCAGAAGCCTGGCAGAAAACAACCGAGCAGTGGGCTGCGGATGTAAAAGCTGACAAAGAAATCGGTGGCGACAAGTTGATTTCTAACCTTAGCGCCGCACAGCGTGCGCTTGACCAGTTCGGGACACCTGAACTCAAAGAATATCTGAACACCACCGGGCTGGGTAATCACCCTGATCTGGTCAAAACGTTCGTGAAAATTGGAAAGGCGATGTCTGAAGATGGCATGGTCACCGGTGGTAATGAAGGCCAGCGTAGTGCGGCCGAAGTGCTCTATGGCAAATAAGAGAGGAAATGACAATGGCTGTTAAAGGCTTAACTGCGCTAACGCTGGCTGACTGGGGTAAGCGCGTCGATCCAAACGGGAAAGTCGATAAGATTATCGAGCTTCTCGGTCAAACTAACCCGATCCTTCAGGATATGCCTTTTGTCGAAGGGAACCTTCCTACCGGACACCGAACCACCATTCGTTCTGGTTTACCTTCAGCTACCTGGCGTTTGCTGAACTATGGCGTACAGCCAAGCAAATCAACCACAGTGCAGGTAACCGATTCCGTTGGCATGCTGGAAACCTATGCTGAAGTCGATAAGTCACTGGCTGATCTGAACGGCAATACCGCCGAATTCCGCCTGTCTGAAGACCGCGCATTTATTGAAGCGATGAATCAGCAGATGGCGCAGACGCTGTTTTATGGTGATTCCAGCGTTAACCCTCAGCAGTTTATGGGACTGTCCTCCCGCTATTCCAGCCTGTCTGCGGGTAATGCTCAGAACATCATTGATGCTGGTGGCACGGGTACAGATAACACCTCAATCTGGTTAGTGGTGTGGGGCGAAAACACCGTGCATGGCATCTTCCCGAAAGGGCAGAAGGCTGGCATCCAGATGGAAGATAAAGGCCAGGTGACACTGGAAGATGCTAATGGCGGCAAGTACGAAGGCTATCGCACCCATTACAAATGGGACAACGGACTTGCTCTGCGTGACTGGCGTTATGTTGTTCGCATTGCAAATATCGATGTCAGCAATCTTTCAGAACCTTCCTCTGCCGCAAATATTGCGAAGTTGATGGTTAAAGCACTACATCGCATTCCAAACCGTGGCATGGGCCGCCCGGTGTTCTACATGAACCGCACTGTAGGCCAGGCTCTTGATCTGCAGTCTCTGGAGAAAACATCTCTGGCTATCAGCGTAAAAGAGACTGAAGGCGAGTGGTGGACTTCATTCCGTGGTGTACCAATCCGTGAAACTGATGCGCTTCTGGAAACAGAAGCCCGCGTGGTGTAACGCCTGTTATTAACCTGTGGGTCGTAACAGACCCACTAATGGAGAAAGAAGATGATCACCGACAAACTGTTGATGTTCTCCGAAGCTCAGGCGGTTACGAATACCGCGGCTTCTACTGACGTAATCGATCTCGGTCCAATTGACGGAAAACGTCGTGATATCGGCGTGGGTTACCCGCTTGAGTTTTGGGTGCTGGTTAACGAAGCCGCCACGGCAAGTGGTGAGGCAACTGTAAACATCCAGTTGCAGACGAGTGAGAATAACAGCTCATGGACCACTATTTATGATAGTGGCGCACTGGCAAAGGCCACCCTGACAGCAGGTAAGCGAGTTGTTTCTGCAAAGGTGCCAGCCGGTGTTCAGCGATATCTGCGTGTTAACTACTCCGTCGCAACTGGCCCACTAACGGCTGGCAAATTCACTGCGGGTATCAATCTTGATGTTGATGCCAATACGCCGTATCCGATCCGCTCAAAAGTAACTGGTTAAGGTGATATCGATGTCAGGTGAGAAACCAAGATACCGCGTTCTGCGCCTCTCTCATATCCATAACACACTGTGGCCGGAGGGGGCAGAAATCGAATACGAAGGTGGTAGCGCACTGGAACCTGTTAACGATGCAGCCAGACAGGCAAAAGCAAAGGTAGCAGGAAAGGTGTCTATGGCAGCAACCAGCACCAAAATCATCAACGATGTGTCAGATGATGGTGAACTGGATAAGCTCCGTGAAGAGTACGAATTGCTCTTTAACGAGAAGCCACACCATAACGCCAAAGCCGAAACGCTCCGCGAGAAGATCGCAGATAAGCGTAAAGAACTGGGCGTGTAAGCCTCGCGAATCAGACAAGGGGCTTCGGCCCCTTTATTGCAGGAGTATAGAAACTTATGGCCTCTGTAGTAGAGATCTGCAATCGTGCGCTGTCCAATATTGGCAACAGCCGCAGCATTAACAGCCTGACGGAAGCCAGCAAGGAAGCGGGGGAATGTTCGCTGCACTTTGAGGCCTGCCGTGATGCTGTGCTTTCTGATTTTGACTGGAACTTTGCTACCAAACGCGTGGCGCTTGCAGATACGAGCAATCCACCGCCTGACTGGGAATATGCGTATCAGTACCCGTCCGATTGTCTGCGCATTACTGAAATTATGCTTCCTGGTGTACGCAATCCAACAGCAGCAATGCGCGTTCAGTACGAAGTAGGTGTAGACACCAACGGAACAGGAAAGTTGATCTACACAGACCAGCCTCAGGCATGGCTCAAGTATGTCTCTCGCGTTACAGATGTGAACATGTTTGATGCCATTTTTATGGAGGCGTTGGCCTGGCGTCTTGCGGCAGCTATTAACATGGCGCTGACTGGGAATGCAGACCTCGGTACGTTTGCCCTCAATATGTACAATCGCGTGATTCTTAGTGCTGGCTCGCATAGCCAGAATGAATCACAGGAACCACAGCCACCGGTTGACGAGTTTACCATTGCGAGGTTGTCCTGATGGCTATCAGTTGGATCCAGCCCAGCTTTGCCGGTGGTGAGATTGGACCGTCGTTGTACGGTCGTATCGACATGGCGAAGTACCAGGTGGCATTGCGCAAGTGCGATAACTTTATCGTGCGGCAGTATGGCGGCGTTGAGAGTCGACCTGGTACGCGTTTTGTCGGTGCCGCCAAATACCCAAATCGGAAATGCCGCCTGATCCCGTTCCAGTTCTCGACGGTTCAGACTTATGCTCTGGAGTTCGGACACCAGTACATGCGCGTTATCAAAGATGGTGCGTTGGTGCTGAACAGCAGCAATGTTATTTATGAAATTGCCACGCCATATACTGAAGCCGATCTGTTCAGAATTAAATTCACGCAAAGCGCAGACGTGCTTACGCTGGTTCATCCGGCATACCCGCCGAAAGAGTTGCGCCGCTATGCGCATGACAACTGGCAACTGGTTGATGTGGTAACGAAGAACGGGCCATTTGAAGATATCAATATTGACGAGTCAGTGACGGTTTATGCCAGCGCCAGCACCGGGACAATTACGTTAACGGCAAGCGCCTCTATTTTTGGCGCGGAGCAGGTAGGCAAATTGTTCTATCTGGAACAGCCAGCAGTGGATTCAGTACCGGTATGGGAAACCAGTAAGAGTACGTCGATTGGCGATATTCGCCGTGCAGACAGTAACTACTATCGCGCCGTTACAGCAGGCAAAACAGGCACTTTGCGCCCTTCGCATACAGAAGGCACATCATGGGATGGCTGGGGAGGCTCCGGTGATGATGATACTGGCATTGAGTGGGAGTATCTGCACAGTGGTTTTGGCATTGCCCGTATAACTGCTGTAAATGGCACTACTGCAACTGCTGAGGTGATTTCCTATATCCCTTCGCAGGTCGTTGGCGAGGATAATGCCAGCTATAAATGGGCTAAATATGCCTGGAACAGTGTTAATGGTTATCCTGGCACTGTTGTTTATTATCAACAGCGTCTTTACTTCGCCGCATCGACTGCGTTCCCTCAGACTATCTGGGCCAGCCGTACTGGGGATTATAAGGATTTTGGCAAAAGCAATCCTACGCAGGATGACGATAGAATTATCTACACCTATGCCGGGCGTCAGGTTAATGAGATCCGCCACCTGATTGATGTTGGTTCGCTGGTGGCGCTGACTTCCGGAGGTGAGTACGTCATCACCGGCGACCAGAACAAAGTGTTAACCCCATCATCATTTGCATTCAGCTCTCAGGGATCAAATGGCTCAAGCAACGTCCCACCAATTGCCGTGGCGAATATTGCTCTGTTCGTCCAGGAGAAAGGCAGTGTTGTCCGTGATCTGGCCTATTCATTCGATGTTGACGGCTATCAGGGGAACGACCTTACTATCCTTGCCAATCATCTTTTTCAGAAGCACAGCATTGTTGACTGGTGCTTCTCTATTGTCCCTTACTCCAGCGCCTTCTGCATTCGTGATGACGGTAAATTACTGGTGATGACCTATCTGCGTGATCAACAGGTTTTTGCATGGGCACCACAGTCCAGTACCGGAAAATATGAAAGCACATGCAGTATCAGCGAAGGCAATGAAGATGCGGTGTATTTCGTCGTTAACCGAACCGTTAACGGGCAAACAGTGAGATACATCGAGCGACTGTCCAGCCGTTTATTTACCAGCGATGAAGATGCTTTCTTTGTTGATTCTGGCCTTAGCTATGATGGAAGAAATACGTCTGACAGAACGATGACCATCACTGGTGGTTCTGGTGAATGGGATTACCGCGCGGAATATACAATCAGTGTTTCTGGTGGTGCGTACTTCACCAGTAGTGATGTCGGTGCGCAACTACAGTTCCCTTATACCGGCGATGAAGTGTCAAAAGAATTACGTTGCGACATTATTTCTGTAACCAGCAATACCGCAGTAGTGGTTCGTGCTAACAGGAACGTCCCGCCATCCCTCAGGAATGTGGCTACCACAAACTGGCAGATGGCGCGCCGGACATTTGGCGGCTTGTCTCATCTTGAAGGCCAGACCGTAAACATCCTCTCTGATGCGAACGTGGAACCACAAAAAGTGGTTTCCGGAGGTGCCGTCACGCTGGAATCACCGGGGGCTGTTGTGCACATCGGCCTGCCAATAACTGCTGAATTCGAAACACTGGATATCAACATTAACGGACAGGAAACGCTGCTGGACAAAAAACAGGTGATCCCGTCCGTTACTCTGGTTGTGAATGCCAGTCGCGGCATCTGGGCGACTACGCCCGGCGGTAAATGGTACGAATATCCACAGCGTGAATTCGAGTTCTACGATGATCCTGTTGATGACGCTACCGGAAAAGTAGAAGTGAAACTGGACAGTAACTGGGGCAAAAACGGACGTGTAAAAATCCGTCAGCTTGATCCGTTGCCGCTGTCTGTTCTTGCCGTTATTCCTCGTCTTACTGTTGGGGGATTCTGATGATCGATGTTCAAATTATTCCCGCAACCGAAGAGCATCTTCAGATGATTTTGCCGGATGTTCGTCAGGCTGATATTGACGAACTGTATGCGGTATCACTGATGACTACCGAAGATGCGCTGCGTGTTGGTCTGCGTACTGCGACTATGGCTTGGTCAGGATTTGCGAACGGAGAACTGGTAACCATGTTTGGCGTATCTCCGGCGTCAATGATCGGTGGCAATGGTACGCCCTGGCTGGTCGGAACCAGCCGTATTGAAAAATATCAGAAGACATTTCTTCGCCACTGCCGCCCTGTATTGCAGCAGATGCTGGCAGTTTATCCGCGCCTGGAAAACTACGTCGACGAGCGAAACCATGTTGCCAAAGCATGGCTGCACTGGCTTGGATTCAGGCTTGAAGAAGCCGCGCCTTATGGTGCTCTTGGTCTTAATTTCCACAGATTTCACATGGAGAGAAAATAATGTGCGATCCGGTTATTGCTGGTGGCGCAATGCTCGCCATGAGTGGCATTCAGGCATACACCCAGTACCAACAGGTAAGGTATGCCTCGAAGGTTGCAGAAGCGAACGCAGATATAGCCACAGCTCAGGCAAATGATGCAATAAACAGGGGTAACGCTGAAGCTGAGCAACGGCGCAGAGAGACCCGACAGCGGCTTGGTACACAGGCGGCGACAATGGGGGCGACCGGCGCCGATTTATCTACAGGTAACGCGCTGGATATATTTGGTGACACTGCTCAGTTTGGCGCTCTTGATTCGCTGACGACGGTGAATAACGCGCAACGCGAGGCTTACGGTTATCAGGTTCAGGCTGCCAACTATAAAGCAGAAGCCAGTTCAGCCCGTAAACAGGGGAATGTGGGAGCAGCAACAACATTGCTCACTGCGCCTCTGAAGGCATACGGTGCGTACCAGATGTTTGGTGGGACGTGGAGTCCGTTTACTCAAAGCACCCCTGCGCCAATCGGGGCAGCAGCAGGAACCAGATTACCCGGAGGATTATAATGCCAGTCGTACCAACAGTATCCGGCCGTCAGGTTCAGAGCCGTGGAGTTCAGTCAGCAGGCTTGCAGACGTTTTCTCAGCCAGGTATTGGTGATGCTTTTGTTCGGGCAGGGACAGAGGCAATTGATGTTTTTGGTCAGGCAAAACAGCGTGCCAATATCGCTCTGGCTCAGGAGGCATCTCTTAACCTCAGTCAGATAAGCAGTGATCTGCTGAATAATCCTGAAACAGGATTGCTTAACCTGAAAGGGAAAAATGCTATTGGAAAAGGTCAGGAGTATACGCAGCAGTTTGATGCTCAGGTCGAACAACTGGCTATGTCGCTGCCGGATGAACAGGCTCGTAATGCTTTCATGCAGCAGGCGCAGCAGCAGCGCATTCAGTTCACTACGCAGGCAGGGCGGCACGAGATAGGGCAAATAAATGCCTACGAAGAAGGCCAGTTTCAGGCTACGCTGCTGAACAATGGTAAAAATGCCGCAGCATTGTATGGCGACAACGTCGCATACGTATTGGCTAATAAGCAAACTTTCCAGCAAATTGAGGATTACGGCATTGCACATGGCTGGAGTGACGAGCAAATCCAGGCCAAGAAAATCGAGTTTAAAGAAGCAACAGCAAAAGCAACTGCTCAAAATGCTATTGGAGCAAACTATCTTCAGGTAAGACAGCAAAACGGCGAGTTAAGCGATACTGCTGCTGGATCTCGCCGTGCTGTAGCAGATAGTGGCTCTTCCGATCGTACCCGCGGTATACGCAACAATAACCCCGGCAATCTTGAATACAGCAAAACTAATCCGTGGGTTGGGCAGACTGGTGATGATGGTCGCTTTGCCAAATTCGAAACCCCTGAACACGGTATTCGTGCATTAGGGCGGAACCTGATGTCGTATCAGCGGCAGGGTATTGATACCGTCAGCGAGATAATTAATCGCTGGGCACCGCCTACTGATAAAAATGACACTATGTCGTATATCAAAGCAGTGTGCGAACAACTTGGCGTTTCTGCTGATGAGCCTCTCGATGCATCAAATCCTGATACCCTGAAGGCGCTTTGTGCAGCCATTATCCATCATGAAAACGGTAGCCAGCCATACAGTGATCAGCAGTTAACTGCAGGTGTTAGTGCTGCGCTGGGGCTTTCTCAGCTACCGACAAAAAATAAACGTTATACCGGTGTAGCCTGGTTCGATGCTTTAAGTGAATCAGATCAGGCCAGCGTGTTGCGACAGACTGATGCACTAGCCAGACAACAGCAGGCTGAATATAAAACGATGCTCGACAGCCGGGTTCGCGATGCGACGGCTGCGTATATGCGTGGCGTTGAATTTCCTAACCCACCTGGTGAGGATGATTTTATTGCAGCTTATGGAGTCAGAGAAGGAAACCTGCGATATACCGAGTTTAAGAATACGCAGATCGCCGGACAGTATATCGGCTCTTTCCGCAACATGCCGACAAGCAGCATTACAGCATATGTTGAGCAATTACGCCCGGATACTGGTGAAACAGGGGAGGGGTATGCGGCACGCGCAGCTCTTTATGACAACGTTGTTTCGGCTGCAAATCAGGTGATAAAGCAGCGGCAGTCGGATCCTGTGCAGTTCTCTCTTGCCTCCGGACAGACAAAGCCTATCGACATGAGCAATAAGGATAACTTTGGACAGAGCGTTGCCTTGCGTGCCGCTCAGGTCAGTGACCTTGCTAAGTCATATGGCACTCCACTGACGTTCTTTTCCAAAGACGAGGCCAATCAGATCGGTGTTTTCTTTCGTGATGCTCCAGTTTCCCAACAGGCAGCATATCTCGATACCATCAGGCAGAGCACTGGTGGTGGGCAGGTGTATATGTCAGCACTACAGCAGATCAGTGCCAACGCTCCATCTGCTGCCGTTGCCGGGATACTGATGGACAAGCCTGGTGGTATTTTGGCAGAAAAAAACTGGTTTAATCCGGATGTTTCCGTGTCTCCTGAAACCGCTGCGCAGACAATTCTTGCTGGCGCGGCGGCTCGTAAAGGTACTGATGATGCGAAAGGTATTCCGATGCCTAAAGATGCTGATCTTCGCCTTGAGTTTTCTGACATGGTGAAGGATGCATTTGCTGGTGATGCTCAGGGGGCATCAATGGCATACGAGATCGCAAAGGACTATTACGCTGGTGTGATGGCGAAAAAAGGCGTGATATCAGGTGAAATTGACACTGATATCTGGAAACAGGCTGTTAACGTAGCTACAGGTGGCGTGCATGACTATAACGGAATGGGGAATGTCCTTTTGCCGTGGGGAATGTCTGCAGAGCAATTCGATAAGCAGGTTAATCAGGCTTGGAATGAACAAGTTGTCGGCACTGGGATAAAAACACCGCCTGGTCAGTATGGTTTGCAAAGTTACGGCGATAGTCAGTATCTGGTGAAACTTGGTACTGGTTATCTGCTGAAAGATGATGGTTCTCCTGTTGTTCTTGATCTGACACAGAAGCGTCAGAGATTCTCCGGAGATATTCCGCAATGAGTTACTTTGGCCTTAATCCAGTAAACCAGAATCAGCAGCTTGACGAAGCAGCATCAAATCCAGCGGGCTTTAACAGCGATGTTGGTTTTTTCGACAATGCTGTAGGAGCGGCATTGTCTGGTTTGTACTCCGGGCTGGTGGCAAAGCCAGACCAGTTGCTATGGGCAGGAATGGATAAAATCGTATCCCCGATTGCTCAGTTTGTTAACGAAAACACCTCGTTCAATGATACTTCAGTTTCATACATTGCCGAGCAGAGAAAACTAGCAGAGCAGCAGGTTAAGCGGTTGACGCCTGATGCCGCGACAACCGGAACCGCCGGGCAGGTTCTTTATGGGTTGTTCGATATGGGCGGACAGGCTGTTGTCGGTTCAGCATTAGCAGGGCCGATTGGTGGCGCAGCCGCAGTTACCTCTCTTCAGGGATTCTCTGAATTTGAGCGCCTGTCCGCTCAGGGTGTTGATTTCAGGACGGCGCAGGAAGCGGGATTAGTGCAGGGTATTACTGCTGGTGCCGGAACACTGATCCCTATGAGCCTCGGGTTACGTGCTGGTGGTGCGCTGGCGGAAGGTGTGGCGGCCCAGCTTGCGCGGACGGGTGAAAGTTCAGTGCGACGCGCCGCAGCAACAGCAGTACGTGCAACGCCAGATATTGCCTATGCCACAGGTACAAATATTGCGTTCGGTATGGCACAGCGTGGGCTTACTGCAAAAACGCTTCGTGATGGTGGCTATAGCGAAATGGCTAACCAGTATGATGTGTTGGATCGACAGGCAATTGCTATTGATGCTGTTCTTGGGGTGGCGTTTGGTGGTGTCGGCAGATTTATGAACTCTCGCGGCGAGTCTACAAGCGCACCAAATTTTGCACCAGTTGATATCGATGCTGCACTGGCGGCGAATGCCGCTCATCATGCTGAAATTGATATTGCTCCCGGCGTTCCGATCAACGTGCTTTCGCGTAATTCGCACATTCAGGCTCTGCGAAAAGCCATGTCTGATGTTAGCCAGGGGAGACCTGTAGACGTTGCCAGCATTGTTGAGTCTGCATCTTTCAGTGAAATTCCTGGGCGCAAGAGTCTGCTGTCTCAGGCAGTTAATGAGGCTCTGTCATCTGTAGATGATGGAGTAACGGCGCGCGCTATAGAAAATCGGTTGCTTGAAGAACAGGCCGCGCAGCTTTTGCCGCGTGGCGATAGACAGGTTTACCAGTCTGAAATCGCTAATAGCCAACGAATTATTGAAAATCTCACTGAACAGCGCGCACAAATTCTTGCAGAAGAGCCAACCGGTAGCGGTAAGGCTTTATCTCGTGCTCGATCAGATAAACAGGCCAGACTTCGCGATATTGACCAACGAATCCGGCAGGCACAAGAACGCTTGGAATTTTCCCGTAACGCGTTGGCACCGCATGAGCCTGGCGGTCAGTTTTTTGAAGCTCGAGCAGAACTGGCACGGCGACAGCAGGCAGAAAGTGAACTTAATGCTCAGGCTGTTTCATTCTATAAAACAGCAGAGGTCAGGACGCCAGACGAAGTAGCTCCTTTTGAGCCCGGTAAGATATTGCAACAGACAGAACAAAAAATGATGTCAGATCAGGCAGGAGATATTGATCTGCGCATAGCTGAAGACTCGCTGCTTGAATCACCTGACATGATAATCACCGTGCTGGATGATGATGGTAATCCACAATCGCGCAGTGCGCGTGAAGTACTGGATGAAACGAACAGGGAAAGTGAGCAGGCAATACAGGATTCCAGCCTGTTTGATGTCGCTGTGGCGTGTTTCTTGAGAGGTTAAATTAAATGAGACAGGAATGTATACAAGCGGTCCAGCAGGCGGCGCAGCGCACGTTAACGGCGCGAGAAATACAGAACATTGAAGACCGCATTTATCGCAATATGCGCTCCATTGCTCGTGATGACCCTATGTCGTGGCGACAACTTTCCGAGTCAGAGCGGCTGTATCGTGCAGCACAATTGGCATCTGAAGAATTACAGCGAGAAGCGGCATTAAAGAAACGTCGTGTGGCTCTTACTATAGCCGCACGTCAGAGATTGGATAAATTTATCAATAGCTATCAAGGGGCTGATGGGAAACTTGGCGCTCTTAACCGTACTATTGCTTTTAATGCAGACGGTAAATCGAATTTCCTCTCTGTTGAGTCCAGAACAAAAGCCACTCGTGATTATGCATTGAGTCAATTGCAGGAGGCATTCGAAGCAGTTGATCCTCGCTTTTTTGGCCTGTTTGAAGATGAAGCGGGCGTGCGTGACCTGGTATATGAAATGCGAGGGCAAAATACTGGCAATGCTAAAGCAAGAAAAGGTGCTAAGGCGTGGAGAGAAGTGACAGATCTACTCCGCCGCCGGTTTAATGATGCTGGTGGGGACATTGGCTATCTCGAAAACTGGGGGATCCCTCAACATCATTCTATGGAAAAGGTTGGGGCGGTATCAAAAGATAAATGGGTTAGCGATGTTATAGGTAAGCTGGATCGCAAATATTATACCCGAGCCGATGGACAACTGATGAACGATGCCGAGTTGTCTGCATTTCTTGGAGAGGCTTATAACACGATCGCTACTGGTGGGCTGAATAAGCTTACTGATACCGGAATGCGAATTTCCGGCGCACGTGCTAACCGTGGTAATGCATCACGACAGATACATTTCAAAGATGCAGATTCCTATCTGCAATATCAGCAACTTTATGGCGATCGCTCTCTATGGGAAATCATGGTCGGTCACCTGGAAGGTATCAGTAAAGATATTGCACTGGTGGAAACATATGGCCCAAACCCCGATCATGTTTTCCGCTCCCTTCTTGATCTGGTTAAGGCAGAAACGGCAACAGCTAACCCGAGTAAAACCGGTAAAGTCGAGCGGCTGGCGAACAACACAGAGAATCTGTACAACTTTATTTCTGGAAAGACACAGCCTGTAGCGAATCCGCACATCGCGCGATGGTCTCACAATATCCGCAACTGGCTGGTTGCCAGCAGACTCGGATCCGCGTTGCTGTCATCGTTCTCTGATCTTGGAACCATGTATCTGTCTGCGAAGGTTACCAACCTTCCAATGAACCAGTTATTCCGCAACCAGCTTGAAGCTATGGACCCAACGAACCGTACAGAACTTGCGCGGGCGCGCCGCGCTGGTCTGGCGATGGAATCTCTACTTGGCAGCGTTAACCGCTGGGCGATGGATAATATGGGGCCGTCAGTGTCTCGTTGGGCGGCAACGGCCGTAATGCGTGCCAGTGGGCTTACAGCATGGTCAGATGCGCACAAGCGCGCCTATGGCGTAACCATGATGGGAAGCCTGGGAGAAGTAGTGTCACGGACACCAGACCTTCGTAGCCTCGATGACTCTGATTTTCGTATCCTGAAAAGCAAAGGGATTACTGACACAGACTGGAGCGTATGGAAGCTGGCGCAACAGGAGGACTGGGGGAACGGTAATAATACGATGCTGACACCGGAAAGCATTATGCGTATCCCTGATTCAGCAGTTAAACATCTTGGTGAGCCTGAACGAGTGAAATTTGAGGCAATGCGTAAACTGCTCGGTGCCGTAACTGAAGAAGTTGATATGGCTGTTATTACACCGGGAGCACGTGAGCAACTGATAACCGGTTCTGGTATTCAGCGTGGAACATGGAAAGGTGAATTAACGAGAAGTGTTTTCCTGTTTAAATCGTTCCCTATCTCGGTTGTTATGCGTCACTGGTCACGCGCTATGGGTATGCCGTCTGCTGGTGGGCGTGCGGCATATATTGCGACGTTTATTGCCAGTACGACCATTCTTGGCGCTTTGTCGCAGCAACTTAACGACCTTGCGTCTGGTCGTAATCCTCGCGAGATGACAGGAGAAGATGCTGCTAAATTTTGGCTTGGTGCTCTACTGAAAGGTGGTGGTCTTGGCCTTTACGGTGACTTTTTATTGTCAGATCACACTAGGTACGGAAGCGGCGCGCTGGCGTCGATGCTTGGCCCGGTAGCTGGTCTGGTTGATGACGTAGTGAAGATTGCTCAGGGCATACCGTTAAATGCTGTGGAAGGGAAGAGTGAGCAGACTGGTGGTGATCTGGTTAAGCTGGGGAAAGGTCTGATGCCAGGTGCGAATCTCTGGTACTTGAAGGCGGCTCTCGATCACATGATCTTTAACCAGATGCAGGAGTATTTTTCACCAGGTTATTTGCGTAAAATGGAGCAACGTTCGAAGAAAGAGTTTAACCAGACATACTGGTGGCGACCACAGGATGTCACTCCGCAATAAGGATGAGAAATGATTGCTTTTATTCTTGTTGTGTTTGCGCTTGTTGCACTTGGCGTTATGAACCGTAAATGTATCATTGACGATGGCGAATTTGCTGTTGCAGTTATTTTGATATTATCTGGTGTAGCAGGGTACATAGGCTTGTCATAACGTGAGCGTGACATGTCACAGGCCGCTTTCGCGGCCTTGTTTTTAACGAATGCCACCGCCGCCCGGACGGGAATCCGCAGACACAAAAAAGCCCGCGGCGCGGGCTATTCTTCTTCATCATAAAAAAGCGGATTGTCGTTTCCATCTGATGAAAGGAAAGGTATGTGTTCTCTTGAAAATCCAACAACGACAATTTCATTATCATTTTTTGCATAATGAATGCATTCATTAGAATGCATTCCGCCGGGGTTGAAATTTAAGTTAATGGTATAATTCTTAAATGTGTTTGGATACCATGTTGGCCCACAATGATAATGCCAATAATTCTCTTGCTCATAATTGTCTGAGCCGGGAATTTTATCATGGTTATCATCAACCCACGATGGCTTGTTTTTTCCAACAAGCGCCCTTCCATTGGCAACATCTTCTAAAAACCTTTGTATGATTTTTATTTCATCGTCAGTAAGGAAAGGTCCGTCTACAGCGAAAGGGGTGTTGCTTTCCCCATTTAGAAAACTATTAGATATTCTAATGTTAAACTTCAAGACAAACTCCTAATGTGCTTCTATTTGGAGCGAAATGCCGCCTTGAAGTCGCTGAAAGATGTTCCTGTCTGGTAAACCATATCCTTGTCGCGCTCTTTGCTTGCGCGGCCAAGCATAACTTTTCCAATGACATCCCAGCATTGCTTGGCTTGTTCATTGTGCTGAGTACGATTTTTCAACGCTGTCATATCGCGCCTCCTTTACCTTTAAGGTAATAGTACGCTATTCACCCCCAGTCTGCAATCTGTACAGAATTATTTAAAGGCACATCCCTGTGCCGCCGCCCGTCAGAAGAATCCTGCTTTGTCGTTGATGTACTCCGCGTGAGTCTGGATATCACGCAGGCATTTGCTCACACCGACGATGTAGCAGAACATGGTGGTCAGCTCCGCCGCCGCGCCCGATACGTCGTGCCCGTCTTCCTGTAACTGGTTCAACAGATTCATCAGCAGTGAGTTCTCCGTCAGGCCGAGAACACCAGACGGCGAGTGAATCAGGCTGCGGTAGCCGGGCTTCAGTGGGGCACTGTAGGTTTTGTTCTCTATCTTCATCGCCTGCATCACTGCTGATGCTGTGGCGTTGGCTACCTGGTCGGCAACCATCTTTATGCGTTCTTCCTGCGGGAGCGAGTTTTTAATGTAACTTCCGGTGCGGCGGATCTGAGGAAGAACCTCACCTGTAACCCATTTACGAAAGCGGTAGGGGATAGTGCCTGGTGTCACCGCATCGCGGCAGCGGAGGATCAGTGTGTAGAGGCCTGACTCGCTGATAATATTGGTTTCGCCTTGACGACCTAAGTTAAATTTAGCCCTTTCATCATCATCAAGAGATTTGATTGACATGGTGGGGTTTGTCAGTTGAAGAGCTTTAATAACGTCTTTGGCAACAAACCAAGGATTTCCATCAATAACAATGGCTCGAATGGTTGCTTCTGATTCAAAATGAAAAACAGATGGGGTTACGTTAGCAGTCATGGCAATCACCTTTTAGTATGGTTAATCACCACCTGAGGTGCAAATCTCGTTGGTGGTGAGACGTACAGGGTTTGCACTACCGGCTAAAAGGACCCGGCGCACCTTTCGGTGCCCCTGCACGTCCCACCATAATTCTGGCATGACTGTGCTATACGCATAAAAAAACCACGTCTGGCGTGGTATGCGCCTTTTAGTAATCCGGGGTGCAAATCCCGGCACTGGATTTTGCCAGTGCTCGATTACTATGGCACAAGAGGAGTGCGATGTAAATTTACCGCAAAGGTAATGATAAACGCTGATAAATATAAAAATCAACCGTATTTGGTTGATTGCGTTTAACGCTTGATCACCTGAAAGCAAGATATTACCTTTAAGGTAATGTTATTGTGAGGAAAAGCAATGGAAGTTTTCTGGATAGTTGTTGGTGTGGTTGCGGTGATTATTTACGTTATCAACCAGAACAAGACTAAGATCTCTGATCGTACGGTCGTTAATCATAACAAAACGATAAAGACCGAAGATGGGGAGATAACGATTAATCGTACACAGGTGATAGAACACACCTCTACTCAGTTTCAAAAAACTGGAGGTAATGCGCCTAATATTTCCGCACCTCCTGCTTATGATAGTGCGGTAATCCAGACATATTATAAACAGCAGGAGTTAGCAAAAGAGAGGCAACTGATTCAGCCAAAGCCGTTTACAGCTGAGCTTCCACCTGGAGTGTCAACGCGTCCGGCATATCATGGAAGATTCCCTGGTGATGACATATCGTCTCAGTCATCTAAAAAAGCACCTCAGGCAGTATCAGAGCCAGCAAGAATACCTTCTGTATCGCCGCCAAAAGAAGAATCAGCTAACAGAGTTTCAAGTGGTAGCAAGCAGTGCTTGCGATGCAGAATAAACCTTCCATATGAAAAATTCAGGAAATCGTCAAAAAATCCAGATGGATTGACTAAGTGGTGTGCAAGGTGTCTCGATGGCCCAAAGAATACACGCCATATGAAGTGGTGCCCAATTTGTAATGTCCGCAGAAAACGAACCAGCTTTTACCCTAATAATCAAAATGCGGACGGCTTAATGGCATGGTGCAAAACGTGCTGGGATGAGCACAAAGCGAAACGATAGGCCGCTCTTGCGGCCTTTAAATTTACCGGGTTTGTTTTCGTAATTGTTCGGCACAATAGTCGAGATGTGTTTGCAGATCCTGCATAGACATCTGTGAGCTGGTGACGTAGTTAATCAGTGCAGTCAGTTCGGCAAGTGGGCCATCGACATTAAATCCATCCTTATCGAGATCCCGGAGTAATTTCATCAAGTGCGATCCCTCCACCAGTGACCTGACGCCTCCCGGCGTGTGAATCCTTTCGGTAAATCCGTCTTCCAGTGGATAGTGATACTGCTGCATCTTAATATTCTCCATGCAATAACTGTATATTTATACAGTAGCAAATAATTTGTTTGCTATCCAGCACGTTTTGCAAATTACCCGAAAGGTAATATCTATTCGTATTCACAGTCTTTCTATCCATATGTGGTTTTTTAGGTAATAGAATGACCAGATATGCGGCGCAACGGGTGCTGCGACTATCTGGAGATTTAACATGACGGTCTCAACCGAAGTTGACCACAACGAATACACCGGTAACGGCGTTACGACATCGTTTCCGTATACTTTTCGAATTTTCAGAAAATCCGACCTGGTTGTTCAGGTGTCTGACCTGAACGGGAACGTAACAGAATTGGTTCTGGATACCGGTTATACGGTAACTGGGGCGGGCACTTATAGTGGCGGTTCTGTGGTTCTTCCGTCGCCGCTTGCTACTGGATGGAGAATTACGATAGATCGTGTGCTTGATGTAGTGCAGGAGACAGACCTTCGCAATCAGGGAAAGTTTTTCCCCGAAGTGCATGAAGATGCCTTTGACTACCTGACGATGCTGATCCAGCAATGTTTTGGATGGTTCAGACGTGCATTGATGAAACCATCTTTGCTTGCAAAATATTACGATGCAAAGCAAAACAGAATTTCTAACCTTGCAGATCCATCACTTGAACAGGACGCTGTAAATAATCGCTCAATGCGTAATTATGTCGATGCTGCAATCGCCGGGGTTGTTGGTGGTTTTGGTTGGTTTATTCAGTATGGTTCTGGGGCAGTATACCGAACGTTCCAGGATAAAATGCGTGATGCTATTAGCCCCAAAGATTTTGGAGCTGTTGGTGATGGTATAAATGACGATTCCACTGCAATAAGCGCGTGCCTTGAAGCCTCATCTCCAGGTTATAAAATTGACGGATTAGGGCTTACTTTTAAAGTATCAACTCTTCCGGATGTCAGCCGATTTAAAAATGCTCGTTTTTTATTTGAGAGAATACCGGGTCAGCCTCTTTTTTATGCTTCTGAAGATTTTATCCAGGGAGAGTTATTTAAAATTACAGATACACCGTGGTACAACGCCTGGACGCAGGATAAAACGTTTGTATATGACAATGTCATCTATGCGCCTTTTATGGCTGGAGACCGCCATGGTGTAAATAACCTCCATGTTGCATGGGTTCGCTCAGGAGATGACGGGAAGACCTGGACAACGCCGGAATGGCTTACAGATTTACATGAAAACTATCCCACAGTTAACTATCACTGCATGAGTATGGGGGTTGTCAGAAATCGCCTTTTTGCTGTAATTGAGACGCGGACCGTGCGCGGAAATAAACTGCAGGTTGCAGAGTTGTGGGATCGTCCAATGAGTCGCAGCCTTCGCGTTTATGGTGGTATAACGAAAGCAGCAAATCAGCAAGTCGCTTATATTCGCATTACTGATCACGGATTATTTGCTGGTGATTTTGTCAACTTCTCAAACTCTGGTGTTACAGGTGTTACCGGGAATATGACGGTGACTACTGTTATTGATAAAAATACTTTTACAGTTACGACGCAAAATACTCAGGATGTGGATCAGAATAACGAGGGTAGATACTGGAGTTTTGGTACATCATTTCACTCGTCACCATGGAGAAAAACCAGTCTTGGAACTATTTCTTCTTTTGTTGACGGAAGCACTCCTGTTACTGAGATTCACAGTTTTGCGACGATTAGCGATAACAGTTTTGCTGTTGGCTACCATAATGGTGATATTGGTCCACGCGAGCTTGGGATACTCTATTTCTCTGATGCTTTCGGTTCTCCTGGTAGCTTTGTTCGCAGACGCATACCTGCAGAATATGAGGCGAATGCATCTGAGCCATGTGTAAAATATTATGATGGCATTCTGTATCTGACGACCAGGGGGACATTAAGTACTCAACCCGGTAGTTCATTGCACAGAAGCTCTGATTTAGGTGCATCATGGAATTCTCTTCGCTTCCCAAATAATGTTCATCACTCAAACCTTCCTTTTGCCAAAGTTGGCGATGAGCTGATTATTTTTGGCAGTGAGCGCGCATTTGGTGAGTGGGAAGGAGGAGAACCTGATAACCGTTATGCAGGAAATTATCCAAGAACATTTATGACCAGAGTTAACGTCAATGAGTGGAGTCTGGATAATGTAGAGTGGGTTAATGTTACTGATCAGATTTATCAGGGCGGAATAGTTAACTCTGCGGTTGGTGTTGGTTCAGTTTGTATCAAAGACAACTGGCTGTACTACATTTTCGGTGGGGAAGACTTTCTAAACCCATGGAGCATAGGGGATAACAACAGAAAATATCCTTATGTTCACGATGGTCACCCGGCTGATTTGTATTGTTTCAGGGTGAAAATTAAACAGGAAGAATTTGTTTCAAGGGATTTTGTCTACGGAGCCACTCCTAACAGAACGCTTCCTACTTTTATGTCGACGTCCGGCGTGAGGACGGTTCCTGTACCCGTTGATTTCACAGATGATGTTGCCGTCCAGTCACTGACTGTCCATGCAGGTACATCAGGACAAGTTCGCGCGGAAGTCAAACTGGAGGGCAATTACGCCATTATTGCGAAGAAAGTACCGTCTGATGATGTTACCGCTCAGAGATTAATCGTTAGCGGCGGTGAAACAACGTCTTCAGCAGATGGTGCAATGATAACGTTGCATGGTTCCGGAAGCAGTACTCCACGTCGCGCGGTATATAACGCACTCGAACATCTTTTTGAGAACGGAGATGTTAAACCTTATCTTGATAATGTAAATGCTCTTGGTGGTCCGGGAAACAGGTTCTCGACAGTTTATCTTGGCTCCAATCCTGTGGTTACCAGTGACGGAACATTAAAGACAGAGCCGGTCTCTCCTGACGAAGCATTGCTGGATGCCTGGGGTGACGTCAGGTATATCGCTTATAAATGGCTGAACGCTGTCGCTATAAAGGGAGAAGAAGGGGCGAGGATACATCATGGTGTAATCGCGCAGCAACTTCGTGATGTTCTTATTTCTCACGGACTCATGGAAGAAGAAAGCACAACATGCCGCTATGCCTTTCTTTGCTATGACGATTATCCCGCAGTATATGATGACGTCATTACTGGCCAAAGGGAAATACAGCTGACTGATAATGACGGGAGCATCATTGTTGATGAGGATGATAATCCAGTGATGGTAATGGAAGACATCATTGAGCGCGTTGAAATAACGCCAGCAGGATCTAGATGGGGGGTCAGACCTGATCTCTTATTCTATATCGAGGCAGCATGGCAGCGCAGAGAAATGGATAAGATAAAAGAGCGGATTCAGTCTCTGGAAGAACGTTAAAAAAAAGCCCGCAATATTTTGCGGGTATCAAAAACGGAGTTGGTGAAAAGTTATCTTTGAATTCTATCATGAATCAGTACGTATTTTAAATACATGTTCAGGTTTATTACACCATAGCATTATTAAATACAAAATTAAGTCTATGGTTCCTGTACAACTGCCCCCACTCTGCTGGCTCGTTCTGTAAAATAATTAGTACTTTTATTGAGATATATGATATGGAACAATAATGATTCATATATGGTTTACTATGCGGGTTTAGTCATCAATAATTGACTGGCTTATAGATAGTAAACAGGAGAAAGTATGTCTGCTCAAGTAACAAGTGAGCAATTAAATCAGTTGCTTAGTTTTGGTTCTCTTGCTGCGGTTATTGCAGGTGTCCCTCCGGAGGTTGCTTTAGGGGCTTTGGCTGGGGCGGTAATTTTTGTTACCTCTGCAGTAGAGTACCCCATCCGTCGCCGGGTGCTCCTGTCGATGCTCAGCTTTCTTTGCGGCCTTCTCTTTTACAAACCAGCAGCATCAATTCTTATCGGCATAGCTAGCCTGATCCCTACCATCACGCAGGACTCTTTTGAAAAAGGGATTGTTTTCTCTGCAGGCGCATTCGTGTCAGCAATTGTCGCTGTGCGTATTGGTATATGGCTCTATCACCTTTCCGATAATCCACGCGAGTTAATTCCGGGGAGAAAAGACGATGGTAACGCATGAGTTTTTTTTGCTTATCACCAATGCAGTTATTTGCACTGGCATAGCAATTCGCGTTGTCACATTCCGGCGTAACGGCTCTCAACACCGAAGGTGGGGAGGATGGCTTGCTTATTTCCTGATTGTTGCTGCGGCCAGTATTCCTGTTCGAGTCGCCTATGCAATCTGGTTACGTACGCCAATGGCTGTGGATTTATCTGAGGTCATTATTAACGCTGTCATGCTTGCTGCGGTTCTTAAAACTCGCGGTAACGTCGTTCAAATTTTCAAAATAACGAGGTCTAAACATGGAGATTAAACAATTCCAGCGTGCTGCTGGTATTAGCGAGGCGCTGGCCGAACGCTGGTTCTTGCATATAACTTCTGCGATGAAAGAGTTTGGAATCAGCAAACCCGAAGATCAGGCAATGTTTATTGCTCAGGTCGGGCATGAGTCTGGGGGCTTCACCCGGTTGCAGGAAAATTTCAACTACAGTGTCACCGGACTGGCTAACTTCGTTCGGGCTGGGCGTCTCACCCAGGGGCAGGCTAATGCACTGGGTCGCCGTGCTGGTGAAGCAGCATTACCACTTGAGCGACAGCGCGCTATCGCCAATCTGGTGTACAGCAAACGCATGGGGAACAATGCCCCTGGTGATGGCTGGAACTACCGTGGGCGCGGACTTATCCAGATTACCGGCTTGAATAACTATCGTGACTGCGGAAACGGTCTGAAAGTTGACCTGCTGGAGAATCCTGAACTGCTGGCACAGGACGAATACGCGGCCCGTAGCGCGGCCTGGTTCTTCTCCAGCAAAGGCTGCATGAAGTATACCGGCGATATTGCACGTGTAACTCTGATTATCAATGGTGGCCGGAACGGCATTGATGACCGCCGCGCCCGATACATCATTGCCAGTAAGGTGCTGGCTGTATGATCTGGGCATTCGTAAAAGCATACTGGAAACATTTGATTATCGTGGCGATGCTTGCTGTTCTTGCCACATCAGGAGTTGTTGCCTGGAATGTGCACGGCAGTCGTCAGTACGACGCCGGGTATGCTCAGGCGAAAGAAGACCGCAAAACTGAAGATGAGAGAGTTCGTCAGCACTACGAACAGGAGAAAGCGATCAATGAACGTGAATCGCAGCAGAGGATCGACCAGGCGCGCAATGATGCTCTTGATGCTGCCGCTCGCGCTGGCCGGTTGCAGCAACAGCTCGTTGCCATCCGTGAGCAGCTCAGGCACTATAACGCCATTGTCGGCGCTGGGTCGTCAGCCGCAGACACCGGAGTTTTGCTTGCCGACGTGCTCAGCAAATCTCTCGAGAGAAACAGACAACTGGCAGAGTATGCTGACCGGGCAGCCGAAGCCGGAAGAGTCTGCGAAAAACAGTACGACACCCTGACCAGATAGCATGGCATTTTTCATGGTACTGATTTCCGGTGACGGTATATAAAACGGTATGGGAAAAATTCATCTTTGGAAAAATGTTATCACTCAATTGGTTATGGTGTCCGTGAATAATTGAGTGGGAATGATT